AACCCTACAGCAGGTTCTGTAGACTTGGCATCAACTACATTGACCTTAATCATTGGTCGTGCAGTTTAATTAAAGGGGGCTAATACCCCCCTTTTTTTGGAGTTTTTATGGCTACTTTTCGTTGCCTAAAGTCGGGAACAATGGTTACTTTCACCTATCAGCATGATATTGATAGCATGAAAGGTCACGAAGGATACGTCCTTGTTGAGGAAACTCCAAAGAAAGTTGAAGACAAACCTAAGGTTGGAAGACCAAAGAAAGAGGTTTCAAATGTCGGAAATTGATCCAAGAGAGTTCGGCAAATTGGAAGCTCAAGTTGAGGCTTTACAGTCTGAAGTCCATGCACTTCGCCAAGATATTAAAACGCTTTTAGAAATGGCAAACAAATCTAAAGGTGGCTTTTTCGTTGGAATGGCTATCGCCTCTGTTGTTGGCGGTGTCATTTCTTTCATTGCAACCAAGCTAGTTCGATAAGGATTTATATGCCACAAGTTGGAAACAAGAAATTCCCATACACAGAAAAAGGCGAGAAAGAAGCCAAAGAGTATGGAAAAAAGAAATCTATGCCTGTCACTGTGATGATTGCTATTGGTAAGCCTAAAGCTATGCCTACCCGTGGTGGTCGTACTGCTACCAATATGATGAAGAAATCCACAAGGGGTAAATAATGGCTTCTTTAACTTCTCCCGTTACCCTCCTTAGTGCTGTTGTTGCCACAGGCGCATCAAAAGCAGTTCAAGCTGATCCTGGTCAACCCGCATTTCTTCAAGTTTCAGGCATTACAAGTGCTACTGTTGCTTTGCAAGGCAGTCTGGACGGTGTAACATATTCAACGATTGGTACAGCCTTAACTGGTGATGGCATGATTACTGTGGCTAATGCGCCTAAGTATTTAAGAGCCAATTGCACAGTTTATGTAACTGGAACAATCACTGCCAAGATCATGTACTGATATGAAACAAGGTCTCTACGCCAATATCAATGCCAAACAAGAACGAATCAAAGCGGGTTCTAAGGAAAAGATGCGTAAGGTTGGCTCTAAAGGTGCTCCTACTGAGGCGGCATTTAAGGCTGCGGCTAAGACCGCAAAGAAGAAATGAAATCTCCTGTTGGATTGGATAAGACAACTGTAGATCAGTTGATTTTGTCTCATGGGACATGGAAACATCTTTTTTATCGATGCTATTCAAAAGTAAGCCCTGATTACAAAAACTATGGTGGTCGTGGCATTGATGTACATCCATCATGGCATGGTGACGATGGTTTTTATCAATTTATCAAAGATGTTGGGTTAAGACCTTCAAAGGATTATTCTCTTGACAGAATTGATGTAAATAAAGGCTATTCACCAGAAAATGTGAAATGGTCAACTAGCATTGAACAAGCAAATAATCGTCGAAATAGCAAAAGATACTTGTTTGAAGGTGAGAATCTTACCTTGGCTGAAATTGCCAGAAAAACAGGAATTGGATACCAAAGAATCTGGAAAGCGACAAAGATTTATGGCGATCCATCAGAACATACGAAAATTGATCCAGATGTTGGTAAACGTATGTATCAAGGCGAATTGCGGTCAACAAGTGAAATTGCAAAAATGGTCAACATGAAGCCGGCAACTCTTATGCGAAGACTAAAAAATGGTTTAGATTTTGATTTAGCTATTGCACTTCCGCTTCAAGCTGGTGTACACTTCAGGGAAAGATCATCATGGTCTTAAAAAAATACCAGAATCCAAAAGGCGGATTGAATGAGGAAGGTCGAGAGTTCTACAAAAGGACTGAGGGACTGAACTTAAAAGCGCCTTTAAAAACGGGTAATTCAGGTCGACGATCTAGTTTTTTAGCACGAATGGGCAATATGCCTGGCGCTGAGATGAAAGATGGAAAGCCTACCCGACTTTTACTTTCTCTTAGAGCTTGGGGCGCAACGTCCAAGGAAGACGCTAAAGCTAAGGCTAAAGCGATCTCTAAGAGGAATATGAAGTGAGACCAGTATCAGTCGGAATTAACCCAACAGCCGCAACGCTGACAACTGTTTATACAGTTCCTACGGGTTACTACGCCAAGTTTACTGTGATGTATATTCACAACACTGGCGGTTCGACTAAGCACATTACTGTTCAATGGTATGACGCAAGTACCGCTACTACTTTAGACATTCTTACGTCTTACAACTTAACTTCTAAAGAATATCTTGAATTCAATGGTGTTGCTTACATCGTTTTGGAAGAAGGCGATAGGATTCAACTTACTACTGAAGCGGCAAGTTCATTCAGTTTTATTGCCACATTTGAGGTTCAGGGAGCACAAAGAACATGACCTACTTAGAACTTGTTAACGATGTTCTCATTCGATTGCGTGAGACAACTGTTTCTACAGTGTCAGAAACTGCCTATTCCGCATTGATTGGCAAGTTTGTCAATGATGCTAAACGTCAAATTGAAGATTCCTATAACTGGAATGTCTTAGGACAAACAATTACAGTTACTACTACCAGTGGCACAAGTTCATATTCATTGACAGGTGCGGGTCAGAAGTTTCGTATCAATGATGCTATTAACACCACAAGTGTTATTACCTTAGATAACACCACTGTTGCGGATATGAACCGCAAGCTAAACTTTGGTACACCTTCACAGTCTATTCCTAGTGAGTTCTGCTTTAGTGGTGTAGATGGCAGTGGTGACACAAAGGTTGAGCTATTTCCCGTTCCTGATGGTGTTTACACACTGAAGTTTGATTTGACCATCCCACAGGCTAATCTGTCTGCTGATGGCACTTCAGTCAAAGTATTGGACTATTTGGTTGCCCAGAGTGCCTATGCTCGTGGCTTGATTGAGCGTGGTGAGGATGGAGGCACTGCTTCTAATGAAGCGTACGCTTTGTTCCGTGGAATGCTATCTGACGCTATTGCATTGGAAAGCACTCGTTACCCTGAAGATAACTTTGTGGCGGTCTAATGGCAGCTCCTCTACAAAGTCAAAGCATTAGCGCACCAGGCTTTTATGGCCTGAACACGCAAGACTCGCCATTAGATTTGGCATCTGGCTTTGCTTTGGTCGCCAATAATTGTGTGATTGACCAATATGGTCGTGTTGGTTCTCGCAAGGGCTACACAAGGGTTAACCCATCTTCGGGTAATCTAGGTGCTAATGACGTTACTGTCATTCACGAATTAGTCCAAACTGATGGCACTTTGACTGTTCTGTTTGCAGGGAATCTCAAGTTATTCAAACTTGGCACTTCTAATGCGGTGACTGAGTTAACTTATGGTGGGGGCGGTTCTGCTCCTACTATCACAGCTAATAACTGGCATTGTGCTTCTCTGAACGGGATTACTTACTTTTTCCAATCTGGACACGATCCACTCATCTTTGACCCCGCAGTAAGTACAACTACTTATCGCAGAGTCTCTGAAAAGACAGGATATGTGGCTACTGTTCCGCAAGCCAATATCTGCATCTCAGCATTTGGTCGTTTGTGGGTAGCTAATACATCTACAGATAAAGTGACGATTACCTTCTCTGATCTGATTGCAGGTCATGTATGGGGTGGTGGCACTTCTGGAACATTGGACGTATCTCGTGTATGGCCTAATGGTGCAGATGAGATCATGGGCTTGGCGGCTCACAATGACTTCTTATTCATCTTTGGTAAACGTCAGATTCTTGTTTACTCTGGTGCTACTACACCCGCTACGCTTCAGTTGAGCGACACAGTAGGCTCTATTGGGTGTATTGCTCGTGATTCAATTCAGAGTATCGGTACAGATGTTATCTTCTTGTCAGACTCAGGTGTTCGCTCACTAATGAGGACTATTCAAGAGAAGTCTGCTCCTTTGAGAGACTTATCAAAGAATGTACGTTCAGACTTGGTTTCATCTTTGGCGGTAGAGACTCTTGCTAATCTAAAGTCTGTTTACTCAGAAAAGAATGCGTTTTATCTATTGACTCTTCCAGTAACAGCACAAGTCTTCTGCTTCGATACAAAGATGCAATTGCAAGATGGTGCATCTAGGGTCACTAAGTGGGATTCAATTGCTCCTACGGCTCTCTATTCGCTTCGTAATGGTGATTTATACATTGGTAAGAATGGATACATTGGTAAGTATGCAAGTTTCTTAGATCACACATCAACTTATCGGTTTTCTTACTTTACCAACCATGCAGATTTAGGTAACGAGAATCAGATTTCCATCTTGAAAAGAATCAAGACAATTGTGATTGGTGGCTCTGACCAATTCGTTACAATTAAGTGGGGATTTGACTTTGCTGCCAACTATCTGTCTGGAAATGCTTACATTCCTGAACAGAAAAACTATGAGTATGGTCTTGCTGAATATGGCATTGCTGAGTATTCTGGTGGTGTGCTTATCAAGACACTAGATGTAAATGCTTCTGGTGCGGGAAAGATTGTTCAAACTGGTTACGAAACCACCATTAACGGCACACAGTTGTCAATTCAGAAGATTGAGATTCAATCTAAGAACGGCAAGATTTCGTGAGTATGAAGCTCACACAAGGAGAATAGATTGTCAAATTATACAAAAAGTACTAATTTCGCCACCAAGGATAACTTATCTCCTGGTGATCCACTAAAGATCGTCCGTGGTACTGAGATTGACACTGAGTTCAACAACATCTCTACTGCTATCTCTACGAAGACAGATAACTCTGCTGCCGCAATTACTGGTGGTTCTATCAGTGGTATTACAGACTTAGCAGTTGCTGATGGCGGTACAGGTGCTTCTACGGCTACTGCGGCTCTGAATAACCTTTTGCCTAGCCAAACAGGCAACTCTAGCAAGTACCTTCAGACAGATGGAACGAATGCCACATGGGATGCAATCAGTATCAATACTGGCGACATCACAGGAACTCTACCCGTAGCCAATGGTGGTACTGGTGTAACTACCTCTACTGGTACAGGCAATGTAGTGTTGTCAAACTCGCCAACACTGGTGACTCCCGCATTGGGAACTCCTGCTTCTGGTACTTTGACAAACGCCACAGGTCTGCCAATCTCTACTGGTGTGAGTGGTTTGGGTACTGGTGTAGCTACTTTCTTAGGTACACCATCATCTGCCAACTTAGCTTCTGCCGTATCTGACGAAACAGGATCAGGTGCTTTAGTCTTTGCCAATAGCCCAACATTAGTTACTCCTGCTCTAGGCACTCCATCTGCCTTGGTAGGTACAAACATCACAGGCACTGCTTCTGGTCTGACTGCGGGTAACGTTACAACTAACGCTAACTTAACAGGTGCAGTCACTTCTGTTGGCAATGCTACCTCTTTGGGTTCATTTAGTTCTGCTAATCTTTTGGGTGCTTTGACAGACGAGACAGGAACAGGATCAGCAGTATTTGCTACCTCTCCTACCCTAGTAACACCTATCCTTGGAACACCCACTAGCGCAACCTTAACGAACGCTACAGGTCTTCCTATTGCTACAGGTGTATCAGGTCTAGGAACTGGTGTAGCTACTGCTCTAGCGGTTAATACAGGCTCTGCTGGTGCGCCAGTATTGTTCAATGGTGCATTAGGTACACCCTCTAGCGGTACTGTAACTAACCTTACAGGTACAGCCTCTATCAACATCAATGGTACTGTGGGTGCGACTACGGCATCTACTGGTGCTTTCACAACCCTGACAACATCCTCCACAGTTACACACAATGGTGGAACAGCCAACGGAGTAACCTATCTCAATGGTTCAAAGGTTCTGACAAGTGGCTCTGCGCTTACTTTTGATGGGACTAAATTAAGCATTGGGGCAACTTCAGCAGTCAATAATTTATTGACTTTAGCCGCCCCATCAACTACTTATGCCCCACAAGTAGGATTTCAAAATACTACTAACAGTCAGGCAGAGGCTTTTATAGGTTCTGGTTCAAATGCAAATAACATTTGGGTTACTGCTGGGGCAGAGCCTACTGGTGACCCAGATGGCTCAAATTGGGCTACTGCTAGAAGCACTGTGGCGGCAATTTACAGACAAAGAAGTGCAAATCACATCTGGTTTTCTAATTCAAGTTTGACTTCTGGAAGCACTTTTACCCCCACAGAAGCAATGCGCCTCACCTCATCAGGCTTGGCTATTGGTACAAGCTCACTCATCAGTAAGTTAACTGTCCAAGGCGCATCTGATGTTCGTGTAACAGTCAATGAAAGTGGTAGTTCTGTTCGTACTGACCTCATATCCCAAACGACTCAAGGGTTAGTAGGAACTCAATCTAGTCACCCATTTGATGTTATGACGGGTGGAACTACAAGGGCAAGGTTTGATGCCTCAGGCAATCTAGGCTTGGGAGTTACTCCGAGTGCTTGGAGTGGCCTAAAAGTATTGCAAGTTGGTAGTTATGGCGGTCTTTACAACCTTTCATCTGCTGTTGGTTTAAGTAACAACATTTACTATGACGGGACAGATATAAGGTATATAAATACCGCAACGGCATCATATTACGCACAAGCAAGTGGTTCACATCTTTGGTACACAGCCGCATCAGGCACAGCAGGGAATGTAGTCTCCTTTACTCAGGCGATGACTCTGGATGCCAGTGGGAATTTGCTTCTGGGTGGCACATCTTCTGGTTCGTCTGCAATTGAACTTCAACCAGATGGTGATGTAATAGCGAGACGATTGCTTATTGCTCCAGCAAGCGGAGATGGCAATGTTTTCTTTAATTCTGCCAATAATGCCATTTCCAATATATACATGGGTGGTACAGCCAATTATCTGCATGGTTTTATTAAATACGATGACAATACAGATTACATGGCGTTTGGCACAAACACCACAGAACGAGCCAGAATAACGTCAGCGGGTGAGTTGCTAGTGGCGGCTACAGATGGCGGTGTTTCTACAGGCGGCTTCTTTATTTCACCAAATGCAGGCTCTACATATTCAAATATTGGTCATACAACTGGCACATCAAGTGGAACTGCTTATTTTCAATTTTTATACGCAGGCAGTGCTATTGGTTCAATTACGCAATCAGGAACAACAGCAACCCTTTTTAACGTCCCATCTGACCAACGCCCAAAAAAAAAAATCCAAAACGCCAATTCGGCATCTCGCCTAATT